CGAGCGCCAGCGTGTTGAGCAAGAAACTCATCAACGAACAGAGGCTGTCGGCAGGGCAAAATTCGCCCGCGAACAGCAGAAGTTGTTTGAGGTATGGCCAGAGCTGAAAGAGGAAGCCGGCGCGCACAAGGTGCGTGACGGGGCTTCACGGCATTACGGCATTGACGAAGAAACACTTAATACCGTGCATGATTCCCGATTCTACAGCGTGTTGAAAGATGCGCTTGCGTACCGCGAACAGTCGGCAGCCAAAGAGACAGCCGTAAAGGTTGTAAAGGCTAAACCGAAGCTGGTTAAGGGAAAAGCACGACAAGGCAATCCAGCCAATCGCAGGTCACAGGATGGCATGCAGCGGCTTCAGCAATCCGGCTCTCTCGAAGATGCGCGCGACGCTCTCGAAGGCCTACTCTAAGGACTACGGACAATGGCAGTACCTACAGGCGCAGTCCAAACGTTTGCCATGACTGGCATTCGCGAGGATCTATCAGACGTAATCAGCAACATCTCGCCAACTGAAACGCCGTTCTATTCGATGTGTAAGAAGGGCAAGACCAAATCCCGCACGCCAGAATGGCAGATCGACACGCTGGCAGCCGCAAGCGCATCCAATGCCGCGATCGAAGGCGACGACGCGGCCGGCGATACGATGACCCACCCAACCCGTGTCAAGAACGTTGTGCAGTTGTTTGAGAAAGTCGTTGTGGTTTCCACGTCGGCACAGGCTGTTGATACAGCTGGCCGCTCAAGCGAGCTGAAGTATCACGTTGCTAAGTCTGGCCAAGAGGTAAAACGCGATATGGAGGCGTCTCTGACAACGAACAATGCCTCTGTTGTTGGCAATGCCTCGACAGCCGGAGAATTGGGCGGCGCTGAATCCTGGATCGAAACGAACGTGTCGTTTGGTACTGGTGGTGCTGTTGGTGGCTTTAATACTGGCACCGGAATTGTTGATGCTGCAACGGACGGAACGCCGCGAACTGTCACGGAAGCATTTCTCAAAACCGTTATCAAAAGCTGTTGGACAGCTGGCGGCGATCCAACGATGATCATGGTTGGCGGATCAACCAAGCAGGTCATGTCTGGATTTGGTGGCATCGCTACGCAGTACAAAGACAATGGCTCAAGCATGAAGCGTGCCGTTATCCTCGGCGCTGCTGATTATTATGTGTCTGACTTCGGTGAGCATCGCATTGTGCCTAACCGATTCAGCCGCGATCGCACTGCGCTTGTTCTTGATCCAAAGCTCTGGAGTGTCAAATTCTTGCAGCCATTCAAAACAGTTCCACTAGCTAAAACCGGCCACTCTGATAAGCGCTTGCTGTCTGCAGAAATGACGCTCTGCAGCCACAACGAGGCAGGCAACGGCAAAATCGCAGAGATCACAGTCGCTTAATGGTTAAGAAAACCCGGCCTCATAAGGTCACAGCAGCAGCCTCGGCGGATTTATCTGCCGGGGCTGATTTGCGCCAAATCCAGATTATTGGGAAACGTGTCGGAGGGGATGAGGGACGCGAGCACCATAGAGACGACCGTCTATTCGTTGGCGATGACATCACAAAAGAAACGGCTGCGCTGTTGGTTGCAAACGGGCTCGCGATTGAAATCGACGGCAAGCTTCAGGCCGACATCGCAAAAGAGCGGGTTGAGGCGAAAGCCAAGAATACGACAGTTCTCCAGAAGCAAAACGCAGATACCAATATGCAGCGCTTTGATCGGATGACAGCTGAAGAGCGCGAGCGAGCCCGCAATGAACCGATCATCGAAGAGGGCGGGGACATCGAAATGTTTCCAGCGGATGAGGTGAAGCACTAATGGATCAGAAATTGTTTTCATATGACCCTGAAACGGGGGTTGGCATCACTTTCGTCGATGGTGAGGGGGATACGTTTCACCTGCACAACTGGCAAGACCCGGAAGTTGTCCAAGGCATTCTGGACATGAATCATCAGAAACGAAGCATGGGGCGCGCATATTATGCAAAAGACGCTGATATGTGGAAGGCCGCAAGCATCCCCATGAATGTTCAAATGATATGGCTCACGAAATACGGCGTTGACGCTTTCAATGACGATCATCAACCAGCCGTTAGGAAGCTTCTGAACGATCCAGAATGGAAGTATTTGAAGACTGCTGAGATAATTATCTAATGGCAATCATCGATTACGACTCTCTCGTTGCAGAAGTTAAGGTTTATGCGGCTCGATCCGACTCGACGTTTTCCAACCGGATCGAGACGTTTATCGGCCTAGCTGAAGATCGGATCTTTAACGGGGTGGGAGATCCTAGAGACCCAATGCATTCGGCGGCGGTGCGCGTTAAGGAAATGACGGAAACTGACGACGTAGCAGTTGCAAGCAGCACGGGAACATTGCCCGTTAGCTCACTCGGCTTGCTGCGCTTGTCACGGGCAACGGATTTAATTGGGCTTGATTACCTATCGCCGGATGCGTTCGCGACGAGATACAACTATGCAGATACGGGCTCGCCACGGTGGTACACAATCGAAGGCGATCAAGTGCGGGTTGCGCCGTCTGGATGGGCTGGGACGTTGAGCGCTCTTTACTACAAGCGGCCAGACGGCATTTCGTCATCCAATACAGAGAATGAGATCCTGACGACGTATCCAAACTTGTATTTGTCTGCGGTACTGTTTGAGGCGTTTTCGTTTCTCAAAGATGGTGAGAGCGCACAGGGCTGGCTTGCTCGGTATAAATCCGGGGCGAGCGGCGTTAACAGGTCTGCATCTGCTACCAGGCACGGCGGCGGCAAGCTCCGTTCTCAACCCCGCGTGGCCATTCCATGATTCCATATGGCCACTGGCACCCAGATGCTCAGACCATCAACGGAAACATGATGCTGGAGGCTGTCAACGTCCTGCCAACGGTTCAGGGGTTCCGGCCGCTGAAGTCTCCCGTAGCTGTATCGTCTGCGCTGGCCAGAGAATGCCGGGGCGCTGCGACGGTCGTTAAAGACGATGGCTCCGGCAAATCATATGCTGGCACTCAAACAGGTTTGTATGAGCTGGCGTCGGACCTAAGCTGGACAGAAATCACTCGATCATCAGGCGGGGGCTATCTTACTGGCGCCGGCGAGCGCTGGAGATTTGCAACGTTCGGTGACAATGTTATTGCAACCAATTACGCTGACGATGTGCAGAAAGCCAGTATTGCGAGTGGTGGCAATTTCCAGGCATTGGGTGGCTCTCCACCCCGCGCTCGATATGTTGATATTATGCGGGATTTCGTTGTCCTTGCGGGTATCAACGGCAATGAAAACAGACTGCAATGGTCGGCACTTAACAACGTTGAGGGCTGGACAGCAGGCACTGCGTCATCAGATTACCAGGACATGCCAACGGGCGGCCCTATCCAAGGTTATATTGGTGGCGAGGTCGGGTACGTGATGCAACGATCTCGGGTTACTCGGCAAATATACCTGCCAGGTTCCGAAGCCATTATGCAATTTGATGAGGTTGAGGGTGGACGTGGGCTCGTTGCCCCTAATTCTCTCATCCGGCTAGGTCAGGAGGCATTCTACCTGGCGTCTGATGGGTTCTACAGAATGGATCTTGGCGGCGGTAGCGCGCGCCCGATCGGAATAGGCAAATGGCAACGTTGGTTCTTGGATGATTTGAAGTCAGGCTCTGGACTGTTTGTGCTTGGCGCGGTGTCACCGCAGAATTCTGCGTTGCTTTGGCCTTATGTTAGCAAGTCAAGCTCATCTACGACGATACCTGACAAGGTGTTGATCTATGACTGGTCGATTGACGAAGCGGCGATTGCCGAATTCTCGGTCCAAGCGCTCGCATCGTGGCTTACTGCCGGCGTGACGTTGGATGGCATGAACACGTATGGAACGCTTGACACATTGCCAGTATCTCTTGATTCGCCATTCTGGAAAGGTGGAGCGCCGCTTGTTGGGATTATCAACAGTGATAACAAGCTTGCTCATTTCGAAGGCACCAATTTAGAAGCGCGATTTGTAACGGCAGACGGTCAACGGGACGGGCGCCGGACACTCGTTGAAGGCATACGGCCA